AGGCACAAGCGAGCAAGCCAAAACCCAAACCCAAGACTCCAGTTGCGAGTGTGGAAGCTGGATCAAGCAGACCCAAAACTCCCCAGGCTAAGAAGAACAAAGAGGTGGATGCCGCAAAGCGTAAATTCAACGCATCGGGATCAATGGCGGATTATCAAAATTATATAAAACTAAAGCGGATTGCCGCAAAAAAATAATCTTAAAATTACCAAGGAGGTAAAAAAATGGCTCAAGCAGCTACTTACAATGTAAGCACCAACAGGGAATCACTTTCTGATATTTTGACCGTGCTTACACCCGAAGCCACACCGTTCACGAGTATGGCAAAAAAAATAACCGCAACTGGAACTTTCAACGAGGTCGTAGTTGATGACCTCTCCGTCGCTTCATTCGATGGTGTCAATGAGGGTGAAGATGTGAAAAATTTTTCCAACAAAGCCGAAAAGCGCGCTCGTATTGGAAATTTCGTGCAAGCCTTTCGTCGCACGTACTCTGTCTCAAATATACAAGAATTAGTGGACAGCGCTGGTGTTGAAAATGAATTGGCACATGCCGAAAGCTTCGCAATACGCGAATTAAAAAGAGATGTTGAATGCGCGCTTTGCTCTAATCAGGATCGTCAATCTGATTCGGGTAGTGGTTCTCCATACAAAACTCGCGGAATGTTTAAATTCCTTGGAGACGGAGGTCAACCAACTGACATTCCCGAACGTTTCCAAAGTGTTGCTTCTAGTACAACAAATCCGCAAACCGAGACTAGCTTCAATAGTGTCTTACAATCGCTTTACGAAGCGAATGGAATGCCGGGTGGTCAACTTACTCTCATAGCTGGGCCAGACTTGAAGAAAGAAATCAGTGACTTCTCCCGTCAAGCTGGTGGAGCAGGATTTGCTTATCAAGTCACTCAACCCGCAGAGAGCAAAAAGATTACGCTTACTGTTAACCTATACGAAGGAGACTTCGGTACTGTAGCCATACTGCCTAGTACAAGTCTTCGTCGGACGAGTGGTAGCGCAACCTTAGACAAGGATGCAGGACTTTTAATAGATCCTGATTACGTCGGATTGCATGTATTACAGGCAGAATCCAGCAACGAATTGGAGAACCAAGGTGGAGGACGTCGCGGGTATGCTGACATTATTTGTGGTCTTGCGGTGATGAGTCCTAAAGCACATGGCTTTTTTAACTGATAATCAATAACTTAGGAGAAAATAGACATGGGTTCTTTAACTAATCAAGAAGCAGCAAATGGGTTTACCGATGAACTCAGAATTACTTTCGAGGACTTTTCGGTAGCTAAAGCTGGAACATTAGCAGATCGTGCGACTAAAACATTCACTTACACGCTTCCAGCAGGAAGCCAAGTGCGCAATTGTGCAGTCAAGCTGGTAACTGCGTTTAATGACAGCGGTTCTGGGGATGATCTCACAATCACGATTGGCGATGGTGATGATGCAGACGGATATATTACTGCCGCAGATATACATGTTGATGCGACTGAAATATCTTACGTTGCTAATACTGGTGCATTGCTGGACAACGAAAACGGTAAGGTTTATGCAACAGCAGATACCGTCGATGTTTTGTTTAGTCCGGACACGGACAACGATGCGCCATATAGCTTGAATGAACTCACCACTGGTGAAGTTGTAATCAAGTTAGATATCGCTCAAATATAAACATATTAGGAATTACGAAGGGGAGAAGTCCATCGATCTGGGCTTCTCCCTATTCCTAAAAAATTAAAATGGCGGAAATATTCTTACCTAAATGGAAGAACGGAAACGGTTCGAAATTCATGGAGAATTTGGATCGTTATTTGCGTTACGAGGTGGACATGGAACATCATCAAGCCGCCATGCGTGAAGCAATGGTACGCAAGGAAAACACTGAGATGGGTTCGGCTAAAACAGATGGACTCGGACAACTCACGGGTACGATTCCAGCACGGGAATATTTTCGTTGGCATCAATCACACCCAGGCTGTTGGGGCGATAAGAGTTTCATCAGAGAATTCTATCGGGACAATCCAAGTTTCAGAGCAAAACAAACGGAGAAGAAAAACTTCAGCGGAGCAAGTTCCAAGACAGCATGAGGACTATTGGCGTAAATGAAATGGTCACAAATCTCACCCTGATGGTTGGGGTCGATTCGTTTCTTACCGCTGAAACAAATGCCGCCATCCGTTCCTTCAACCGATATGGACGCTTGGCATGGGAACGGGCAAGATGGCCAGACACGGTCAGATTGGAGCAAAAGATACCTGACATACAGGTCAGGAACGTAAACATTACCAGCGGAGGGAGCGGATACACCGGAACTCCATCCGCAGGATTTTCTGGCGGAGGAGGATCAGGAGCCGCCGCCACACTTACGAAGAACTCGGACAACGAGGTAAATGGGGCCGCAATCACGAATCACGGCACTGGATATACGTCTGCTCCGACAGTTTCAATCACAGGCGGATCGGGAAGCGGTGCAACCGCAGTAGCCACAATCATTGCAGTGTTGGAATTGGGCAATACGATTGGCGAGATTCTTCGGGTTACCGAGCATGATCCGTATGAGATTCCGGGTTGTAGGGATTTGGCATTCCGCATTGAACATTCATCAGATTCAACGTCCGATTTCGGACAAGCGATATTGGTTGATCGCTCAAGCACATCACCCGTTTACGTTTTATATCGAGCGCCATTTCCCGGTTATTCAGCAGGCGGAGAATTTCCTTACGTATTCTCCGAATATGCAGTGCTTGGGGCATACTCAGACTTTCTTTTGAGCAATGGCCAATTCGAAAAATCCGGTCCAATCCAAGCACAAGCGGAAGCAGTCATACTACAGGAATTGGACAAGCTCGAAAGAGCGCAAATGCAGTCGGACAAATTACAATTCATCACTTACGGAACCACTTCACCCATAGGAATATAATATCATGGCATCAGAATATAGAGGACTCGGTCTCAATGGCGGAGAATACATAAATGATACGGCGGCGCACACAGGCAACTTCTTCGCAATCCAAGCGACTGAGGACACGGTGCTTGCCGCGCAGACATCAAACATCACAAACCTTGCAGATATTTGCGCGGGTCAAGATGCAACAACCTTATCCGCCGGAACTGTGCTGTATGGTAATTTCACCAGCGTGACTCTTACGAGTGGTGCGGTGATTGCCTATAATATATAATGTCGGGATCAGGCATATCCTTAAGCCTGCAACTTGGTGGCGGAAGGGCGGCTACCTCAAGCGGTCGCCTTGCGAGTAGTGCTTCCTCCTCGTTTAGCAACGCATTCAGCCTGGTTTTTGATGGTGTCGATGATTACGTCGACACGAATGATACTTTTCAAGCAACTTACAGAAGCAACCATACGATAAGCTTTTGGCTCAACACTGGCAATTCCGCATTTGCACGATTGTTTGGGGTTTGGAAGGGTACAAATTCAAATTCACAAAATGCCTTATATTATGACGGGTCAGGGAGCATGGTCTACAGATATACCACGGACGGAGCAACCAAAACTACACTGCAAACCTCATTCTCACCAAACAACAGTTGGCAACATTATGCCAGTACCATCACACAAAGTGGGAGCAATATAGTGGCTAAAGCTTACTTAAACGGCAGATATAAAGGCACGCAGACTATAACTGGCAACATGTCACAGTTTAATGCGGATGGAAATTCATTCATCGGACTCAATAATAATAAAACCAATGGACATTTTGACGGCCTAATGGATGAGGTCGCTGTTTTCCCATCGGCACTTAGTGACGGAGGAGTTTCCCCAGATGATCCTGCTCAAGGAGATATTGCAATATTGTACAATGGTGGAGTGCCGGGAAACATATCCTCATTCAATCCCATTGCCTGGTTTAGAATGGGAGATTTGAATGGTGGAAGTGGAGTAACCATCACCAACGCCGCGCCACCGTCGAGTACGAACAGCACAAACGCTACAGTTGTAAATGCATCGTCATCACCAACTTATTCATCGTCTGTACCAACAACATGAGCAAAACCTATTGCATAATCAATTCTACAGATGTATCGAGCATCGACTTTGACCAGGTATTTGAGACCAGCGCCCAAACTCTACGCTACTCAATCGATGGCTCCCAAACTGTCGTAAAGTACGAGGGCACACAACCTTCATTCTTGGCTGGAAAAACAGAATACACGCATCCAGAGATACTTACCATTCTTGCAGGGCCAGAATGGACTAGCGACGAAGAATAATGGCAACGGAAGTGGGAGAGGATACGCAAATAAAAGCAAACCTAGCTTTTATGGCAAAGACGGTGAGCGCCGTTGTCATAGCCACCTATTCCTACGTCACAATCAAATCCGATATCGATGAGATACGAAACGACAATATTCGAATTCATCACGAAGTTGATATGAACAGCGAATTTAGGGTAAAATGGCCTCGTGGCGAACTCGGAGCATTGCCTGATGACGCTGAACAAAACATGAGACTTTCCTTTTTGGAGAGTCAAATGAGCAAGCATAATGACATGCTGGATAAAATTCGATATTCCGGAAGTGATTAACGATATGGAAATATCTCATTACATGTTCGCTGGTGTCGGAGTTGCACTCTCAATCCTAGGTTTTTTTATCAAACGGAATAAATGGGAACTCGAAAAGATGAATGAGCGACTTAGACAATTGGAAATATCAAGCGCCGAACAAAGCAAGGATTTGTCGCATCTGACCAAACTTGCCGAGGATCGGCGCGAAGACGTTAAGAATCTTTTCATTAGAATGGAGGGCAAATGAAATGTTTGAACTACTTACGCTCTTTCTTACGGGTGGTGGGTCTGCCGCAATGGGTAGCATACTCAAGGGCGTGTTTGGTGCGATTACTGATTCGCGTCAGCAAAAATATGAAATGGAAATGGCGAGGGAATGTCGTAACAATGAATTCGCTCTTAAATTCCAGGAAGCGCTCAATAGTGGTCCTGGTGGAGCTTTTACTCGTGCTACTCGTCGCATGCTTGCTCTTATCGGCATGTTCACACTCTCGTTCATTACCTGCATCACCACGATATACCCAAGCGTTCCACTCATCAGCATCACAAATATTACAGGAGAAGGGAAAAAAGAATTTCTTTTCGGACTCATCAGTTTTCCAGCAGAGCAAGCCCCTCTGGTTGTCACAACCGGACACATTGCCCTCTTCGAAGCGACCGTTGTGTTGCCGCTGATCATTGGATTTTACTTCACACCTGGAGGACGTCGCTGATGTTTGATCGGGCATCTTTCGTAGGGATGGGCGGAACACTCGCCACCTTTGGATTGTCTGCACTCGATACGGTTGTGGGTATTGCAGTCGGATTGGTGACTCTGGCATATATGAGTCTGAAACTTTATCAGGAGTTAAGGAAGAAGAAATAATGCCACGCTACACACCAAATGGTCCGCTCGATGATCCTATTCTGGTTGATGGAGATCGTGGATTTCGTGGTATTGATTCTTATCTTGAACCTACCACTTTGCAGGCTGGATTCGTTGAGACTAGTGAGAATATGCGACTTGATGGGGATCTCGCAAAAGTACGCGGAGGAATTGAGTTCAAGTCGGGAGCGGTAACCTTGACTTATTCGGCAGGCACAGAGGAGGTATTTGCCACATCTTTATTCTCAGACGCGGCAACGGGAAATGAATACATTGCCTGCGCAACTAAGGACAAAGTAATTCTTTGGAATGATAGTAACAACACGGGTATTAACGTAGAATACACAGGTTCCGAAGTAGTTGCCGCCGCAGATGGCGCATCTTTTTGTCAGGCGTTGGAAAAATTAATTCTATTCAGAGGTACGGGGAAAGATCCATTGGAATGGGATGGTTCAT